ATCACAGCGCGGCGCGTGAGCCTCGACGATTCGACATCCGCCCGACTCAGCAGATCGTGACGCTGGCGACGATGGCCCGAGACGCGGGCCTCGATGTCCACCTGATGAGCTGGATCATGCCCCACAGGCGCTACATTAAAGAAGCCGCGGACGTGCTGCCCGAGCTAATGGCCAAGACGGGGGCGCGCTCGCTGGTGTGGGATGCTGAGGAGCCTTGGACACTCGCGCGCAAGCGCTTGCGATATTCTGAGGCGGGCGCGCTAGTCGGTGAGCTTTTCGCCGTGAGAGAATTTGAGATGGGTGCGACCGGGATCCGCTACGCGCCCACGGCCAAGCTCGCGCCGCTCGTGGCTGTCTGCGATTACATGGTCCCGCAGTGCTACTCGACCCGCACGTCGAAGGCCGACCCCTCGACCGTGGTCTCGCGCGGGCTCGTGACGTGGCGAAAGAAATTCGGCGACGGCCCGCGGTTCGTTCCGGGCCTTGCCGCGTACCGTCAAAGCGGCATTGATGGCCACTCGATCCGGTCGGCGATGCAGGCCGCGATCGACAATGCCGAAGAGCATTCGGACACCTGCATTTTTTGGGGCCTAAATAGCTTGCGCAAGTCGCCCAAGACTGCGGCCGTCGTTGCGTCGCTGGCTGGCTGATTATTCCAGCGAGACGAAATCGTCGCTATTTAGGATCTGCTCCTTGTCGATCACTGGCGCCGCGGAGCACCTGCAATTGTAGGGCTCACCAGGTAGCCCGATGCCGGGGGCGCCTTCCGCCCATTGGAACTTTTGCCCCTCAACTTCCTCGTGCGACGGGCGAACGCGATCGTCTTGCTGCGTGCGCCAGATGAACGAAGTGATACCCGCGGCCTCTTGGCGCGTCTGATTGAGTCGCCCGTTCAGTTTGTTGATCTGGTCGTGCGCAATGAAGCGAGCGTGATTCTCAGCCGTCACTAAGATGCGCTCGCCGTTCTTCTTCACGCGGTCGATCGGGATCTGCGAAGGCACCCCGTTCTTCTCCCAGATCTTGAGCAGGCGCTGCGCCGTCTCTTCTGGCGTGTCGCCGAATTGCTGCGCCCTCACGATCGCGTCTGATAGACCCTCCTTGATCCCTGCCCTAAGCACGCCGATATACTCGACGCTTTCGGCCGTGAATTCTGCCGCGAACATCTGCGGCTGTGGATTGACGCGCACGCCGATCACCGCACGGGACACCGGCTCGCCTGCAGGCCCGGCAACGCCCGGCGGTGGCAGCACTGCGCCGCGCGGGACGCCTAGCGCCTCGCTATCGCCTCCGATGATATCCGATCCGATGGCCAGCCCGAGCGCGGCAAAGAAGACCGCGCTGTGCTCTTCGTCTAGGCTCTCGCCGGCTTCGTCCGCGTACTTCTCGACGACATCATCACCGAAGCGGCGATCGACATCGTTCTGCACATCGTCGATCGCATCCTCGATCGCGCCGTCGCTACCGCTGCGGATCGCGGGAATCACCTTTCGCTTGATCGACTTCATCGCAATCTCTCCGAGTTGCCCGAGCTTGGCTTCGTATGCCTCAGCTCGGGCTTTGGGAAAAGGCTGGCCAAGTCCCTCCTTGGCGCCGCGGTCCATCCGATCGGCGTCCTCGGGTGCGCCTGGTGATCGTGGCGCGGCGCTCGTGTTACGCCCGAGCATGGCAACCTCTCGCAGGCTAACCTGCTTGCGTAGTCCGAATTGCCAAAAAGAGAGCTTGCCCGTTTCCATCAGCTTAGTCAGCGTGCGCGTTGGAACTCCGAATTTTTGCGCTGCCTCTCGTACCGGGATCAGGTCATTCGGGACGGGCTCGTGCGATGGCTGTCCGACTAGATTGTCCCCCTCTTCGTCTGCCGTCGCTAGCGCGCCCGATCCGCCGGGCGGTGAGCCTGTGTTGATCTGCACGGGTGGCGGCGGGACTGGTGCTTCCGCGTCGCCGATCTCGCCGTCTGCCTCTAAGCGCGTGCGGATCTCGCTGACGCTCATTGCGCCGATTGAGTAATAGATCTGATCGGCCTGCGCGGTGGATAGGCGCGTGCGGCCGATCTCCTCTGCGGTTGGCTGCCATAGCTGGCCCCATTCGACGGTCCACTGGTAGGGCACGACCTCTTGACGGTTCGAGCGGATCGCCAAGATGATCTCAAGGATCCGGTTGATGATCGGCGTCAACACTTGGCGCTGCTTTGCGTGCACGTGATCGTACCACGCACGGATCTCGCTATCAGAGCTTGAGCCGAGCCCGCCCGGCTGTTCACCTAGCAGGATCGTTCGCGGCATGTCGGTTGATCGAACAAGCCCGTCGACGAACTTCTCGATCAGCTTCTCAAGGCCAGAAACGTCGCGCTTGGCTTCGCCAACTTCGTCCTCGCTGTCTAGTGCGAGTATGTGCAAGTTGTCCATCGTGAAGCGGATCGCCTCGAACATGCGTTCCGTCTGCGACATCGTTTTTGTGTCGCCGCATAGCGCCGTCCGCAGCCCCTTGAATTTCATCACGGGCACGCTGATATTGTGGGCGATCGATCGGCTGTATCCCATCACCTCGCCTAGCTGGCGTAGCTGCGTCGCTACGCGCTGCAGGATGCTCGGGCCCCAGCCGCCGCGGTTGATCCGTTGCGCCGCCGATATCTTCATTCCGTCGATCCTGATGACTCGGCTGCGGTGGATCCGCCGCGACTTGCCGCCTTCGGACATGTTGATCACGTAGTGCTTAGGCAGCTGGAAAGCGCGCGAACCTAGACCGCGATCGTATTCGTCGGGCTGCACGAAGGTCGACTCGACAACCTGAATACCAGCGATCCCGCGAGCGTTCGCAAGGTCGAGCGGCTCTTCAAACTTGCGCCCGTCATTCACGGCAAGAACGATCAGCGCGCCGCCTGCTAATCGAGCCCATCGCCAGCCGTCCGCGACTGCATTGAGCGCGTCGAGATCCTCAAGCTCGCTCATCACAGAATTCCAATTGAACGATTCGTCCTCGCCCGTGAGCGTGAAGCCCTCCCGCGTGGCATCGTCTGGCAATCGATCGATCAGCCGGGCGGCTAGCGCGTCTTGCTCGTACCAGAGATGCAGCTCCTGGGCTTGCAGGCGCGGTTGTGCCTGGAAAAAGGTCCCCTGACTCTTGTCCGGCGGGCCACCTAAGCCGGTGACCGCGTTTGCGTAGTCGTCAGGCCTGGCGATCGACACGCCGTCCGCGTCCTGCTTCTTTTGTTTGTTCTTCTTGGCCGTCATCTGATCGGTCCTCGCTACAAGTAGGCAAAGATACTGCCCACGGGTTCCTCTTTGGCAAGCATCAAGTCGGTCAGCGCCCAGACTAGGGCGTCGATCCGGTCGGGCGATGGTTGCCCTGGCTGCCATCCGCACATCTGATTCTCTAGCTGTTCGAGCATGCCGACGTGATGCACGCGACCCTTCTCGTAAAGCGCGGCGACGGGTTCGGCTCGCAGCACTTTTCCGCGGGTCGCCCTCACCGACTTGTAGCTGACATTGCGATCGATGCCGCGCAGAACAGATTCGACCAGATCGCCCCCGTTGTTCACCTCGGCCACAATGCGATCGGCGCCGTGCGCCTTGTATAGCTGGATCGCCCGGCTTGCCCATTCGTGGGGCTTGCCCTTCATGGTCGCATCCTCCAGAACGTAACCTTCGCCGCCAGAGTCTACGCCGGACACGACAATCCCAGTCTCATCGCTGTCTGCGTGGGCCGTCACTGCCGGGTCAATCGCAACCACGACGCGCGTCAGCTCGGGCCGGTTGCGCACTCGATGCTCTGCGATCGTGTCGAGCGACCATAGGAAGGCGTCTGAGTCCTCTAGGATCTCGCCGTAAAGCTCCTGCAGGCCTCGGCGCGTGCCTTCGTAGTTCGTTCGCAGGCTATCGAGCACGCCTTGAGGCAAGTGCGGATTGTCGAAGGTACTCGCGCGCGTGGTTACGGTGTCGGGCATCTCCTCGATCTTGCGGATGAACGGATCGGGGAGCGGCGTTGTCGTCATGATTGCGCGGGCCCATCCGATGCGCAGCGCGGGTTCAATGGACTCGAACCACGTCTTATCGGGCGCGGGCCAGTGGCAGACCTCATCGCCCCAAACGACAGACGCATTTAGGCCGCGGATTGACTCGGGCTTGTCCGCTGAGAAGACGCGACCGCGCACTCTGTTAGGCCATGTAACCAGCTGGTTACCCGGCTCCCATATCGGCCGGAAGCTTGGCTTTGCAGTCGCAAGGATCCCCGAGCTTCCTTCGATGCAGGTTTGACGAACGTCGGTATACGTCCGCGCGATGATAGCGATGTCTCCCGTCTTGATCTTCGATCGATCCTCGGCGAGTTCGTTGATCCATTTGGCGCCGCCGTATGTTTTCCCGCCGCCGCGACCCGCTCGCAAACTCCATCGCCGCCATTTGCCCTCGGGCATTTGCTGATGCGGAAGCGCCCACAGAGGCCAGCAGTCGACGATAGACTGAGCCTCAATTGGTGATAGCGTGGCGATCATCGCTTGGATCTTGGCCGGGCTAATCTTTCCCAGCGTCTCGATGATCGTTGGTCGTCCCATTAGTCGATGAACGGCTTGAGCTTCTCGGCCAATAACTCCAGCGGATCGACGCGGACGGTCTCGCCCGTCTCGTCATCAATGCCGCTAGCGGTTCTTGAAAAGAGCTTCCCGTGCCTCCTGTATGCGTATTCAAGCTTAATCTTGACGCTCGCCGGGTCGCTTCCCAGGAGCATAACGTCTCGGATTATCTCTGATAGCGCCTCGTTCTCAGCCTTGTCGAGCGCCACCACAAATTTCGCCTGAAGAGACATCTCAGATTCGCCGTTCTCCGATTCCCGAAGATCGAGGCGGCCGCGGGAAAGCCATGACTTCCATGTACCCTCGCTGATGCCCAGCCGCCCGCGTGCAACATATCGAAAGTTTCCCATGCGCACGATGGCCGCGGCCTCGTCGATTATCTCCTGGGTTAGCAGCAGCGGCTTTGTGATGGCCTTTGTTTTTCTTTTCGCCATTGGCTCAGTAGACCCCTGCAACGCTCACGATTACATTTTTAAATTCAACGCCGCTGCCACCTGATGGGACGGGCTCGATCTCTACCTCAAATGAGCGATTGCCAGCGGCGGGCAAAAGATAGGACGAGCGCATGCAAACTGATTCCTCGTAGCCGTCTCCCGATATCCCTGCCACTGTCGCGCCCGCCACTGAGAGGTAGAATTCCTCTGTTTCAATGTCGCTGACAGCTGTCGCGTCGATTAGCTTGAGCCTGAAATGATGAAGGGTCGGGTCTGAGTTTCTGAATTGGCCGGTGACAGTGATCAGCACGTAGCCAGCCTTGGCCGGTGCGTTCGGGGCGAACGTCTGCACATTCGTCAGCGGCGAGAAGCCGATGGACCCCTCGTTGCCGGATACTGGTGCCGAGTGGCGCGCAACGAATCCTGACAGGCTCGCGTGGTTGAGCTTCCAGTTCGAATCTTCAAAAACTGAAAGGCGATCGATCACTGAGTCCCAGTAAGCATCTCCTGATAGCGCTAACCCTATGTTGGGTTGCGCATTCTGGGGGTCGATGTGCAGGGCTGCCCGCGCTGGGCTAGTGGTGTCGCTTTTTGCCCACACCCCATATCCGTTCGTCGATTTCCCATAAATTCCGGTCGCATCAATGCCGATGCCGACGACAGCAGACGCTGACTCTAATGTGGGGCTGGCTCCTGGGATGGCGTTGAGCCCCGCGACTCCCACGCTATCAGCCCGCGTCGAGATTCCGGCTACGCCGCCCGTTCCGGCTGCGCCGACCGAGCTGGTACCCTGCACGCCATAAAATCCGGCGCCCGTGGCTAGGCCTATGACACCAGCTCCGCCCGTAGAGCCGCCCGTTCCATCGACCCCGGAGCCGTCTGCGCCTCCCGTCCCGACAACGCCCGAGCCTGCCCCGTTGCCCGTGCCGCTGATGCCAGGTCCGCCGCCGCCCGTGTTGCGCCCTTCGATGCCAGGCTGCAGGCCCGTCGAGACGCCTCTGATAGCCGCGAGCACGCCGTTCGAGTTTGCGAGGATAGCGAAGCCGCCTGAGTTGTTCGTCGCGCTGATGACCGAGCCTGTGGCGCCTGAGTTGGCGGTCGCGGTTATCGCCGGGAATGCGCCAGCAGTGCCGCCCGCGGTTAGTCCGGCGATCGCTGAGACGCCCGCCGAATCGGTCTCGATGACGTGAGCATCGAGGCCCGCGGCGTTCGATCCGAAGCTGAGCCACTCGACCCACGTCGAAAGCACCTTGAATTCTGCGTTCGCGTATTCGGCGACGATGCCGGTATCCGGCGTGAAACCTCCCGCTTCCCCTGTCGGGATGGTGACGCTCCGATCACTGTTTGACCACGGATCGGTGCCCGGCGGATAAAGAGCGATTGATGACCATATTGGGGGGTTGCCTGTTGGACGCGTTGCCATTTTTCGTTATCTCCTAGCAGCCAGTGGTTGCCACTACCGCCGACCATTGCCCGCACGGTGTAGCGGTCGGCCCATGATGTGAGCACCAGATCGCCGAGTCGGTGACCGGGCCGTGATGTGATGCCCATAGATTTGCGCCCGGCGTCACGATCTCGATGAACCCCAGCACGCCCGCATATAGCGCCCGGCAGAACATCTGAAACAGAACCGAGAATTCGGGGCCGCTAAGTGTCGTGGGGATGCTGAGCGTGAACGCGTAGGGGGGCACCAGCGTGTAGACGATCGGCGGGTCAACGCCTGCCGTGCCGCCGATGAATGTCCGCGCCATCGCAAGGATCTGATTGACGCTGCCGGTCCAGTCGCCATCCGTCTGCCCCTGCAGGATGCTCGCTTGCATCTTGAGCAAAGAACGATAGCGGGTGTCTGAGAAGCCCGAGCGCTGCAGGTCGATCACGCTGCCGATCATGTCGAGCTGAACCCCGACCGCGGTGTTCAGATCGAACGCGCCTGAAACGTCCTTCGCAACATCAACGAACTTGCCGAAGGGCTCGGCGACGATGCACATGAAGTCTCTAAAGTCTCGATTGCCCGTCGTCGAGTCCATCTGCGAAAGGATCCGCGACTGTACGAAGTCGCAGATCTCGCTCTCGCATTCGCCGAGGCCCCAAGGACTACACGCGCCCCAGAACGCACCCGAGCCCCAGCCGGCCATTAGTAGGCGCCCCCGTCGATAAATACGCGGATGTTGCCCGTATCATAATCAGGCTTTTGCCGGATCGTGATCGCTGCCGTCGCGCCTGCGATCAGCACATCGGCGGCGCCTGTGCTCGTGGCGCTAAATGTGATCGCCGCGATCTCGTAGGTCGACGCGCCAGGGATCGCCGTGACAGTAAACACCCCGTTATATGTTGGATCGGTGAAGCCCGTTTGAACGACAATCGATCCGACGGCGAGACCATGCGGCGCGGCCGTCGTGAAGTCTGCGCCCGTGCCCGCTGCCAGTGCCACGCTTGTGATGGCGAGCGCCGCGGGTGCGCCTGAATTGTTGACACCAACGATCGCCGACTTGATGCCTGATAACTCGCCATCGAGGATCAGGCTCTGAATCACTCCAGACGTATCGAGCGCGCGGGCATCTCGCCCGAGTTGCACGAAGGCGCCCGTTAGCGATGTTGCGACCGTGCTCCTGATTAGGTCGGCCATTTGCTGCGGGTCACTTGGCACGACCGGGCCGTCATCATTGTTGCTGAAAACCTCGATGTCGATGTCGATGAAGATGTCGATATCTTCCACAACGTCGAACTCGATCGGGCCCTGCGCTTGGTTCTCTACATCGGTTACGGTGATCAGATTAAGCGGGATGGTAGTGGTGTCGCCGTAGCTGGTTCCGTAGCTCTCGCCGGCTGCGCCAGTCGCTGAGAATATCGCGTCAGCGATATCTTGGGCGAGCGGGTTTGTGGGCCCAGGTATCTGCGGAAGCGGTAGCGGCGGGTCAGTCTCGACGACCACGTTGAACGCCTTAAACGGTATGCCGTCGGCGTCGGCCGGGTTCGCTGCGGGGTTATGGTAGACGCGCACATCAGTTACGCGTCCGTTGCTCGTGTTGACCTTGGAGACGACGCCCTGAATCGAGAGAAGCGGGCCGATGTTCTGGCTGTACAGTTCGCGCTGCCTGCGTCGCCTGAAGTCCTCGTCGTTCTCTTCGTTCTGGCCAAGTGTCGCGTCATCCGTGGGATTGGTGAACCCGACGAAGCCGGGAACGACCGTCACCACAGACCATGTGGTTGGTGGTACCGCGTTCGCCAGGATCGGGCCCGTGTCTACAGCCCGATAGGTAGCAGCCAGTGTGCCCGGCCCTGCGAAGACGAGCGGGCCGTTTATCAGTTCCCATGTGGTCGAGTTGTCTTCGTTGCGGATTAGCGATCCGTTAGGGAGCGTGCCCGCGCCCGAGAACTCGGCCAGCCCATCGACCACTGATGACGTGGCACCGCGGCGCACCGAGCCCGTGAGAGCCGCTAGCGCGTTTAGTGCTATGCCCTCGGCGCTGTTCGGATCGAAGCGCCGCCACACCGCGAGCAATTCTGACTGGTCGAGCGCTTGGACCTCGGCCGTGATGTTGATCCATTGGCCCATGATCGAGCTAATGTCGACGTTTGTGTTCGTGCCGAATTGCGCCTGAACGCGCGCGGCTAGTTCGTCAAAGATCTCTGACTGAGTTTGTGTCGCTAGGCCGTTTGCGGTTAGTCCGAATGCCATGATCTACCCTTGTGTTTGTGTGAGCGAAACGTCGAAGTCTACGTCACCATCGATCGTCGTAACAGAACCGACGACCGACAGGCCGCGCGTGAGCGGGTCGAGCGTTAGATCGAACTCCTCGATCCCCGTTACCCCTGGCGTGCTCAGCACGTTTTGCTCAAGTATGAATTGCACCGAATCGAGCGGCGTCTGCTTTAGGAAGATGACCTGAATATAAGGAACGCCGGCCGATTGATCGTACACCGTCTCTCCCAAGAAAGTCCTTAGCCTCATCTCGATATGCTGGCCGATCGCCGGCTGATGCGTGACGAATGAAATTTCGCCGTCCTCGATCACCATGTCGCCGCCTTGCATCTTGATATCTGCCATGGGGTTACTCCGTCAGGGCCTTGGTCGATAGCGACGCCGCGATCGCGGTGTTGAGCGCAGCCGTCGCGGTCGCTAGGGTTTGGATGAAGACTAGATTCGAAGCGGCGGTCGGTGGAACTGGCGATGCCGGGGGTGGTGACCCCCCAAGCGCGGCGAGCACCTGCGCCGCTTGAACGGTGGCGGTGTAGGTACTAAACGCCGCGGCAAACTCGGTGCCCTTGACGATTGGACTCGCGGCTAGCCGCCCGAGCTTGATCCCCGCGAGCGGTGGCCCATCTAGGACCGTCGCCGTTAGGTCTGTTCCGATGCCGGGATCGATCCGGTCAATGTCGCTGTGTAGCCCTGGGTGGAATACGCCGTCCCCCCTGTTGTGCGTCCAGTTGTCGATCGGGTCGACGGGGTAGCCCTTCTTGCGCCACTCGGCCAAGCTTCGATCCTGCACGATCAGCTCACCGCTATCGCCGATCGTCAGCGGGAAAGTCAGGTAGCCCGCGCTCGTCCGTGGCCATGCGACCGGCACATTGACCAGCAACACGGGCGGCTGTGTAACCGTGGCCGCTGGACCTTGCGGCACGTCTGGATTATTCGTGACCGTGAGCTGCTGAACAAGCACGGAACAAAGCTGCGTTAGCGGGTCATACCCTAGCGGCTGGGGCTGCGATGGCGCGATGCGAACAACGGTCGACGTGCGGATAGTGACCCGCAGATAGCGATCGACCGCGGACAATAGATCGGCGAGAGATGGATTCTCTCGCAGGTCGTAGACTCCGGTTCTTTGTTCGCGTCCCATTAGATCACACTTAGCGGCCTGGCAACGGCAGACATGAGGCTACCGCTCCGCGTGTCCCCGGTAAAGGTGGCCGACTCGACCCGCATCACGGGCTGCCCTACCGGCTTGTTGAATCGGTCGATGATCGAAACGATGCCGCCAGGCGCTATGTCTGGATTAGCTAGCGCGTCGAACGTGATCGATCCGTTGTCCTCCTCAGCGAAGCTTAGCAGGCCCGTTCGAGGCCTAACGATCTGCGGAAGCGTGCCCGGTGCGATCGACAAAAGGCCACGGTTAAAAACAACGATCAGCCCGTTTTGGTTGTAGCCCCACGAATAGCCCGGACCAAGGCCCGAGACGATGGTATCGAAAAGCTGCTTTGCTGGCGTTCCGCTCGGGTCATTCCCTGCGATCACCCTTAGCCCGTTTGGCGAACTAACGACGGCGCTCGTGACCTGATCGACATCGAGAAGCCGCGGCGGCCTGAATCGCGACGCTAGCACGGCGAGCTGATCCGTGACGAGAATCTCCGCCACCGCGGTTGGTAGTGGTTGTGAGTCTCGATTTGACGCGAGCCCCACGCCAAACTCGATGTTGGTCACCACGTCGGGATCTTCGTATAGCTTGGCTTGCAGCTTCCAGATCTGGCCCTTCATCAGCGAGAAGGTTTTACGCTCCCAGCCCACGGCGATCTCGACGTTGCCGATCGCGCTGACGCCGGATCCCTGCGAGCTTTTCACGATCGACTGAATCAGCCCCTGCTGAATGCTCCCGAGATTGTAGATCCTCACCGATCCTGTATCGGCCTGCGTCGATAGCTGGCGCTCTACGCTCCACTCCATGTAGAGCCCGTCTCCGTCTAGATTCTCCACGTCGAAACTAACCGACCCCGAGAAGTCGCTGACCGTCACCTTGGCGGCGACGTTTAGGTAGCGTGGGAATAGGACGGGCATGGCTTAGCTTGCGGGGAAGGCCTGGTCGCTTGTCATGTAGCGCAGCACGTGCGTCTTGTTCTCGAATGAATCCACGGCCGGGTCGCTGCCGTTGCCGGATAGGTCGACGCAATACAGAACGCCCGGCGGGATCTGTGCGCCCTTGCTACGATAGGGGAACAGCAGGTCGAGCCCTACCGCGAGCCCGAGCCCCATCACCACCGGCTCAAAGTTGACCGTCGTTATATCCATGAACCACGAATCGTCAGGCTTGTTCGTCTTGAACACGAGGCCGAATTGCACGCCCTCCAAGAAAACCGTGTATTGAAAATTGGACGTGAAGCCGATCGCAGGATCGCCGACCTGTACTGGTAATTCTAGGATGCTCAAAACGGTGCCACGCCTGGAATGTTGAAGGGTAGATCTGACGCGTTCGATGGCGCACCGGCCACATTGCCGCCGCCTGCTTGCGTGCCATTGCCGGGTAGCTGTGAATCGTAGTCAGGCAAGCCGACGCCCAGCTCAGGCCCGAGAATGCGCGCCTCGACAAACGAGACGGTCAGCTCTGTATTCGGGCCGATGTCTGGCGACCATGGCCGGTTGATCGATTCGATGAAGCATTGCTTCAAGCTAAAGCGCGGGGTGATCGCCATAACCGGCTCACCGCGATCGGCTATCTTGTAGAGATTCTCGATCCTCACAAGGTCGAGCCGCTTCCGAAAGATCGACGCAGCGGCGACGGCTCCAGCGCCGATAAACGAACGCGCGTCAATCGTCGATCCCATGATGCCGGTAATAGTGAACCTTCGCAGATTCCGGTGCACGTTCGAAGTTGCGTTCGAGAAGTCCTGAAGCGTGTTCTCAGTGACCGTGTAATTTACGCTCACGTCCTCATTGTCTACAAGGTCGATCGATACGTGCTTGCCCGTTAGGCCCGGCTTGAAATTTGCCACGGTGGTGATCGGGATCTGAAACCCCGACAGGCGAGACAGCCTATAGATCGAAGCGAACTCCGCCTTTAGAATTCCATTCAGTGCGCTGCCTAGTGTCATCGTGCGATCCCCGTGGGCACGGTCTGCCCGGCCTTGGCTGTCTGCTTCTCGAACTCACCGCGGATCGCCATCGCTGACTCTTTGGCGATCTGCGTGGGGTTCGCCCCTTTGATGTTTTGCGTGATAACGAAATTGAAGAAGTCGATCGCTACCGTCGGCCTGATTGATTTCGACGATGGCGTCTTTCGCGAGAGCTGCTGTATGACCTGCTTGAGCTGCTTCGGGTCGGCCGTGCCCGTCCTGATAGCGAGCAGCGACTCAGCAAGCGAAACATCGCTCTCGGGCTCTTTTGCGGGCGCGGGGGATCTGCCTCCGCCGCGCCTGCCTCGCTTGGGCTTGCCGATCAGCTCGGACTCGCTGATCTTCCCCATCATAAAATCGTTCTTTCGCTTTTCAAGCCCGCGCCCCTTCTTGAGTTTTCCGGCCTTGTCCAGTTCGGCGATCCTATCTGATCTAACTTTGCGAGCTTCGCCGCGGGTCTTCTTTTCTTGAGCTGCCGTAGCCCGTTCGCCCTCTGCTTTGTCGCGCTCTGCCAATAATCGTTTATTTTCGGCCTTGGCGCGATTCAGTCTCTTCTCTGCCTGTATCTGGGCAGCTGCGCCAACCCGCTGACCTTCTACGTCGTCCGTCTTGCTGATGCGAACGCCTCTTCGCCGATCCGCCTCTGCCTTTCGAATCTCCTTCTCGATCTCCTTGTTGGCGAACACAAAGCCTGGTCCGACGCCTGCCAGTTCTTTTGACGCAGCATCAATCGCCTCAATTTTGTCTTGAATCCCGCCGAATCCGTCGGCCATGTCTGCAAGCACCGGAAGCATCGCCGCGATACCCAGGGCGATAGCCTGTATTGGCCCCAGCGCTCCAGCCATCGCTACCTTAAATGCTATCGTTGCGGTCGTTGCAATGGCCATTGCTGGCTTCCATCCGCCAAGCGCCCCGATCAGATCCCTAATCCCTGTCACAACAAACATCACCGCCGCGGCGATATCCTTGATCACAGGGATGCTCTGCTTGATAAAGCGCTTTATGTCCTGCGCCATCAAGCTGCCATTAGCTAGCGCCCAGTCCTTTATCTGATTGATGATGTCTTCGACGACGGGGATCAGCTCAACACCGACGGTGTTTACCACGCCGCCGATCACCGTCTTCATCCGCGTTATCGAATCTTGAAACTCGGCGGAAGCTGCGAGAGCGTCGCCGCCTAGCACCCCACCCGTGCGCGCTGCCTCGTCCCCTAGCGCCTCGATCCCGGCAGACCCCTCCGCGAGTAGCGTCGCAAGCTGCGGACCAGAGCGCGAGCCTAGCAGGAGCTGAGACGCCGCCAGCTTTTCGCTCTCGGTGTCTAGCCCACTAATCGCGTCAGCGAACACGCCCAATTGCTTTTCGAATGGCAGGTCGAT